CGTTCGGTGTTGCTCGGGCTGCGGAAGCTGTCGCGCCCACGGATGCGGGTGATCATTCCTCGTCCTCCTGAATCAGCATGTGCAGCGGGATAAGCTCGGCGTGCTGCGCCAAGAACTCCTGCTCATCGAATGCAGCTTTGTATGCGGGGCTCATGCGGCCACCTTCACGGCTTTCCGGATGGCTTGCTTGGCATCAAACGCGCGCCATTCGTTAGCGGAAGTCGCGTAGTCCTGCGCGTGGTTAAGCATGGTGGTAAAGCCGTTCATCGGGCGGAAGTCGCCATTGTTGCTGCGGCTCTGGATTTCACGAACAACGGCTGCCATCTGGAAGCACAGGTCAATTCCCGCAATGTCATCCAGATGGGCGAAGAAGTCCGCATGCTGCTTGCTATTGAGATTCCAGAACGCCTCGGCGACTTGCTCTGGGGTCAGCTTAATTTCAGACTGGATAATCACAGCAGCACCTCTCGCAGAATGTCGGGGTTCAGCACCATCCACGCGATGCAGGCGAGGATGGCGTAGCAGAGCAGCATGTCGCGGCGCTCAGTACGGTTCATAATCACGCTCATACTTGGCCGCGTACTCGCGGTGAAAGTTGTGCCAAAGCTGGTCGCGTAGCCGGAACTCGGCGTGCGGGAAGGGGCGCTTGGCGGCGTGGACTTCGGCCTCGGCCTCGCTGTGCTGGACGCAGGTGAACGCGCTGACAGCGCCGAAGCTGGCGAGGTCAATCATGTCGTCTTGCGTGATTTCGCCAGCGTCAAGGATTTCGCGCAGCGCAATCACCACCTGCGCGCGGTCGCACCAGGCCTCAAATGCCTCGCTGTAGTCCGGCTCATCGGCGGGGCCGTAAATCCAGGCGCCGTCGCCGCAGGTCTTGTTGGGTGCCGGGGTGTTGTCGTGTCGCATGTTCGCTCTCCGTAAGCGTCATCGCTTGACGGAAAGTAAAGCAAAGGCGTTGCAGAAAGTCAAACCCGCCTTTGCGATTGGTCACGGGCGTTTAGCTTCCGTTCAGATTACGGGTTTGGTCGGCCCAGCTTGGCGCGGATGGCGGCAATATCGCGGGCCAGCCTATCGGCCTCATTCGCGGCCTCTGCGCGCGCCTGATTGGTCTTGGCGTCCGTGTACCGGACGCCCATCACGAAGGCCCACAGGGCCGCCACGGGGACGGCCAGGCCCACCAACACCACGCCTAGCCACGCGCTCATGCGCCGCCCTTCATCGTTCGGGCCAACGCTAGCAAGGCTTCCTGCTGGGCGGGGTTCAGCGTGGCGATTTCATCCAATAGCGCCGCCTGAACCGCGCTGGTGGGGACGGCCTCTGGCCCATCCCAAAGCTCTGTTACTTCGATGTGTAGCGCCTCGGCAATCTTTACGAGGTTTTTCATACGTGGGGTGCGTCCGCCTGACAGCCACAAGCTAACCGTACTTTCATGGATACCCAGCCGCGCCGCGAGGTCGCGGGCGTTCATGTCGGCCTTGTCTAGGGCAGCACGAAGGCGGGCGGGGATGGGTGTCATGATTACGTTAATACGGCGCATGGGCTGAGACGGGCGAATTATCCCCCGTTGGAAGCTCCTGTTCATTGACCGCTTGACATTCCGCAAAGCGCCCCTATACTCGGGTCTTGACTTAGCGCAAAGCGGGAGCGTCATGGCTGGTTTCCCTGATTTCGTGGCATGGGCCGGTTCGCAGCGAGCGGCTGCGGAAATCCTGGGCCTGCACGAATCCACAGTGTCCCTGATCGTCAACGGGAAGCGCGAGTTGCAGCCCGAGCATGCGCGCATGGCGGAGGCCAAGAGTGGCGGCGTGTTCCGCTGCGAAATGCTGCTGCCCTCCGTGGACTTCATCCGCGAGGGTGGCGAGGTGGTCGCCTACCGCGTTTCGCTGGAGGCAGCCAATGACGCCTGAGCGCATCGCGGCTGCATACGTCCACCTGCGCCTCGGGAACCTCGGGATTCCCTGCGGCCACCATGAGACGCAGTACGCATACACGATGAAGGCGAACGAGCAGGGCGCATACGTGCCGGTGCCTTCGTTCGGCATGGCAAAGATTTTCAACTCTCGACGGTGAGGCATTGGACCGGCTCCTTGTGGGCTGGTCTTTTTTTCGCCCATTTTCCTTTGGCAAGACAAGGCAAGTCATGGCAACTCAGGACAAGCTAAACCTAGCTTTCGGTGTCCACCACCAGCCCAAGGACGCGCCTGCAAAGGTTGTCCGGCAGGTGGAGACCGAATGCCAAGCCCTCGCGGTGTCCATCGCTGCGGGCCATCACAAGCTGGCCTACGTCGCCGCTTGCATCGGCAAGTCCGAGGGCTACGTGTCGCGCATGGCAAACGGCCTGCGCCCCATCCCCGACAAGCTCATTGGCCCGCTGTGCGCGGCCACCGGCTCAAACCTTCTCGCGCAGTTCGTCGCACTCCAAATCGCCCTAGAGCCTGAGGGTGAAGTGGAGCGGCTGGCTGCGCTCCTTCGCGCTGCATGACCAGGAGTAAGCAAATGGCTAGCAAGTATCCGTTCGGTGACCTCAACAACGTTGGCGACAAGGTGTCGTTTGACGTTCCCGCGACCATCAATGCCGTGCGCGTGGCCGCGTGTCTGTACGGCAAGCGCCACGGCGTGAAGCTCAAGATCAAGCACCTCGGAACCGGCCCGCAGATCGAGCAGCCGGAAAACCACAACATCTTTCTGGCGGAGCGCGTCGGCTAATGCCAAGTCGAATCCTCCGCGAAGGAATCCTCACCAGCGAGCGTGTCGCAACGCTCGGCTGGGCTGAGGAAATCTTTTACCGCCGGCTCATGTCGGTTGCGGATGACTTCGGGCGCTATACCGCCAACCCCAAGCTGCTGCGCGCAGCCTGCTACCCCCTGCTGATTAACAAAGTATCCGACGCGGACATTGAGAAGTGGCTTGCATGCGTGCAAAAAGCGGCTCTTGTAAGCGTGTACCTGGCTAAGGACGGGAAGTGGTACTTGGAAATCAAAGACTTCCGTCAGCGGACGCGGGCCTCATGCAGCAAATTCCCCCCTCCGCCTGACGGTTGTCTGACAGATGACGATCAACTGTCAGGCACGTGTCCGTCACCTGCGCACGTAGTCGGAGACGGAGACGGAGACGGAGGCGTATATGCGGTCGCGGATGCTCCCGCAGTCGTGACACTCCCGCTGAATACCGGCGATGAGTTCCCCGTAACGCAGGCCGTCATTGACGAGCTAACCCCCTTGTATCCGTCCGTGGACGTACTTGGGGAAATCAAGCGCATGCGTGGGTGGCTCATTGGCAACCCTGCCAAACGCAAAACGTCCAAGGGCGTGATGCGCTTCATCACCAGTTGGCTTGATCGAGAGCAGGACAAGGGCCGCGGGCCTGCGCCCTCCCCGAAGGCTGCGCCGCTGCAAAAGCTGGGGTTCAACTGATGGCCCGAGACAACACCCTGATTCACGTTGAGCGCCAGGCCCTGTTCACGGCCATGCACTCGCCTGCCGCATTTGCCGAAATGCGGATTGAGTCCCGCCACTTCGCCTCGGAAGCCCACGGACTTCTCTGGCAGGCGTTGACCGCGCAGGCGGTGGACAGCAAGCCGATGGACATGGTGAGCGTGGCGGATTACTGCGAGCGCATGGGCGACAAGCGCACCGGCACGCTTGCCTACGAAATCGGCTGTGCAAATGACCTCGCGGTTTCCACGAAGCCCGCGTACGTCTCCGGCCTGATTGTGCAGGGCTGGCGCGACCGCGAAGCGATGCGGATTGCCCGTGACCTCTTGGAGGCCGCAGGAACGCGCACAGAGGGCGCTGTGGACGCGGCGATTGCTGCCCTGATGGGGTTGCACCACTCCGAATCGGAAAGCGAACACACGGCGTCTGGCGCGCTTGTGGCGGCATGGCAGGCGGTGGCCGCTGCGCACGAGGCGGGCGGGGCGCTGCTGGGCATCCCGACCGGCATCCGTGGGCTGGATGAAGTGCTGGGCGGTTTCCACGATTCCGATTTGGTCATCGTCGGCGCGCGTCCTGCAATGGGTAAAACCGGCTTCCTGCTGTCAAGCGTGTTGGCGGGTTCGGGCGTGGGCGCTGTGGGCCTGATTAGCGGCGAGCAGCCGCATGACCAGGTTGGCCTTCGCTGGCTCGCTGGCGGCTCGGGCGTCTCCATTGGCCGGATGCGTGCGGGCAAGATCGACGAGCACCACTGGCCGCAGATTACCGAGGCGGTCAAGGCGTTGAAGGGTCGCCCGATTCGCATCTATGACCGTTCGGGGCCGGATATTGCCGAGGTCATCCGTGTGGCCCGCCGCTGGAAGCACCAGTTCGGCATCAAGGCGCTGTACGTGGATTACCTGCAACGGCTGGAAGCGTCCGGCATGGATCGCGCGCCGAAGCATGAGCGCGTTGGCTATGTGGCGAAGTCCCTAAAGAACCTCGCGCGGGATTTGCAAATTCCCGTGATTGCGCTGGCGCAGGTGTCGCGCGATGCCGGGGACGAGCGCCCGCAAATGCACCACCTCTCGGATTCCTCGGAAATCGAGAAAGAGGCAGACCAAATCATGATGCTCTGGCGCGACAAGTCGCAGACCGGCCCCGTCACGCCAGCCGAAATCAACGTTGTCAAGAACCGCCACGGTCAAACCGGCGTCGTGCATTGCGTGTGGATGGGCGACAAGACCGCGTTTGTGGATGGCGAAATGGAGGCTGCGTGAAAACGAAGTCCTACGTCCTGCGGATGTTTGGCCGGATGCGTGACCTGGCCCTGTCC